TATCGCTAGAAAATATGGTATGATTTCAAATGATGTTAGCAACACTGAAACCGTAAGAAATGTATTTATTATAGACGATAAAGGAATTGTTCGAGCTATTCTGGTTTATCCTATGAATGTTGGAAGATGTATTCCTGAAATACTTAGGTTATTAGAAGCTCTTCAAGTTGCAGATTGTAATAAAAGTGCTACTCCTGCTAATTGGTGCCCTAATGAGCCGATTATTGTTCCTGTACCACAAACTTTTTCTGCTTTAGAAGAAAGATTACAGGATATACGGGAAAAATCAAAATGGATTTAATTGGTATTTGAGTTTTAAAAATTCTGCTCAATGTTGTAATAGGAGTTTAGAAAATGCGGAGATTAAGAAATTAGAAGATAACAGGTAACTACTCAGGGGGGACCAACTCTTAAATAGTATAAAACACTATAAATAGAGGGTAATAGGTATGAATTTTAAGCCAATTCATACTCGTTGCCCTCAAATATTTTTATTAATTCATATAGTACATTTTCTGTTCTTAATTTACATGTAGATATAAAGCTTCTAATCTTTGCAAATGTTTTTGCACCATCTTCTGTTCTAAAGCCTCCTGATATTTTTGTTTTTTCCTTTATCATTCTTAAACTTCGTTCTGCTGGATTATTATCAAATGGAGCATCAAAGTTTTTTATGAATAGCAAGTGGTTTTCCTTATATTCTTCTAACCTATTTAATAAATTTAGTTCATCTGTAAACATCTTTGTTTCTTTTACCTTTGACATTCTTTTATTTAAATCTTTTCTCCAGCTTTTTAATATTTTGCTATATCTTTTGGAAAATTCTTCTATATCTTCTTCTGCTAACTTTGTACAGTTTTGTGATATTGCTTCTTTTTTGGTTTCATTCATTTCAACAAATAACTTGATTAATTCTTCTACATCTTTTTGTTCACTTATTATCAATATTCCTTTTAAATATCTTAATATATGTGCATTACATTCTGCATGTGTCATATGGGTTTCTTTGTAGTATGGCTTCCAATGATCATGTACTAATATATTAACAAAATATGCTAATATTCCTATCGCATCTATTGCATCTTTTCCTCTTTTAGAATTTACCTCGTAATATACGTATTCTTTGCTACAACATGTATGCAACCAATTAAGCTGTCCATTTATCCTAATTCCCGTCTCATCTACGTGCAACACTTTTGCTTGAATCAATCTTTCTTTAATCTCATTTACCACTGGAGTTAGCCTTTTATCCAATACTCGTTGCGTATTTACTATCGTTCCTTCTGATAGTTTAAAGATATCATCAGTTATTTGTTTAAAGAAGCTTCTTGTTTTATTTAATGGTGCCATCATTTCTGTTGTTAAATAACACATTAATGCCTTGCTTGTTGAGCCATATTGCACTTCCGGTTCCATTTGCTTTGGTATGTTATATTGGCGATCCTCTTCTTCATAAAATCTGTACTCTGTTACTGTTGTTATTACTTTTATATCTACTATATATTTACTTTTATATTTTCCACTTTTTTTATTTCCTATATGTTTTATTTTGTGTTGTACTTTTTTATCTTTTATTAATTGTTCTACTTCCTCCTTTGAAAATGTTGTTCCTTTGTGATTCCATTGTCCTCCGTTTTTTCCTCCTGCTTTTCTTGTATTTGCTATATGGACTTTCTTTTTGTATATATTATCTGTTGAAGAAGGTTTACTTGAATTTGTGCTATCTTTTTTTAATTGTACTGTTAAATTTTGTATTGTTGTTTCTTTGCTTGAAATTTCTTCTTTTAATGAGTTTATTTCGTCTCTTAATAGACTATTTTTTCTCATAGCCTCTTTATATTCTTTTGTTTTATTTTCCTTTTGTAAGTCTTCGATAAGTTCGTTTGCATTCTTCAATTGCTTGCTCTGTATTTGTAATGTTTTTTTTAGAGTTTCATTTTCTTTTTTATATTTTTGGTTTTCTATTTTTAGTTTTTTATTTTCTTCTAAGATTTTTTTTACTTCTTCATATGTCATACCTTCTTCACCACCTTTCGATGAAAAAAGTATATCACAAAAAAGATAAAATGTCTGTAACAGTTATATTTCATTATCATTTCAATATATTTACAAACCCTGTTTTTGCTGTTTTTTTGCGTTTGTTATCCACATATTATTAACATTTTTATTTTATACCCCCTGAGTAGTTACCAAAACAGAGTTTATCTATTAAGGTAAGCTCTTTTATTATGTGTAGTGGCGGAATAGGTAGACGCTTAGCAGAGGTAAGATTATTTCGATATATAATAAAAATATATGGAACACTCGCAACACTTATAATTATGTTAGGTGCAAATCCTAACCTACACAGTAATGCTATTAACACTATGCTAGCTAGGTTAATATATAGTACTTCTTTTACAATAGAACATATTAAAATTTTCCTTATTTGTTTTTTATAGTTTCCTTTAAAATAAGAACTTTGCTAGCGAGTTCTATAGAAAATAAGGCATAATATTTTAAAAAACGATACATTTTGTATCAAAAATAATAAAATTCTATTAAGTTGGGGGACATAGTTTGCTGAGGTAGCTATGTTCTATAGAAAAAGAAATATCTTTTGCGGAACTGTGTATATAATGCACGGTTCTATTTTTCTAATTATAGGCAGTAAGAAGAATATAAATTATATATTTTACTTAGTGCTTATAAGGAGGCTGATATTATGACAATAGAAAATATCTATATAAAATATATATGCAGTATATGTAATAATAAAGAAACAGACCTATGTGAAATAAGACGTAGATATGATAATACATTATTTTGTGTTAATTATAGTACAGATATTGTAAAGAAAAAGAAACAGCCTGTTAATTGGCAGAAGTGGTAGAAAGGTAGAATAAAAAGTAGGTGGAGGTAGATGGCTAATGAACAAAATTTGATACCGTTTACAAGTGAACAAAGCCGAGAGGAAGCCAAGAAGAATGGTGCTAAAGGTGGAGTAAAATCAGGAGAGGTAAGACGACAAAGAAAAGCTATGAAAGAGCAAATGGAAATGTTACTTAGTTTGCCGTTTAATGTAAAAGATAATGCCGGAAATGATATAGCTGAAATGCTTACTGGTTTAGGCATAGAGAAGGACGATATAGACAACCAAATGGCAATGATTATTTCTTTATGGAGAACAGCAATAGGAGATAGTACACAAAAAATACAAGCAGTAAGAGAAATAAGGGAAATAGTACAAGATAGTCAAACAGTAAACAAGGAAAACAGAGTTCAAATAGTAAATGACCTACCAGAGGATGATGAAGATGATAATTAGAATTAGAGATATAATAGCACCACATTTTTGGAATACATTTAATTCAAAGAAAACAAATCAAATATATTCGGGTGGAAGAAACTCTACAAAAACATCTATGATAGCAATAAAAATAGTAAAATGTTGCTTAGAATATGATAATTGCTCAGCTGTAGCTTTAAGAAATCATAAAACAGATTTAAGAAAATCTGTATATAAAGAAATAAAAAGAGCATGCAAAAGATTAGGGTTAATGGAAAATGTGGATTATACTGCAACAGTTTCTCCAATGGAAATAAAATTTAATAATGGAAATACAATTTATTTTGCAGGTGGAGATGATTTTGAGGCAGTAAAAGGAACAATTGACGAAGATAAATTGATTAAAATAGTATGGTTTGAAGAGTTAACAGGATTCAAAGACGAGGAGACAATTGAACAAATTAAAGCAACATTTACAAGAGGAAATAATGATTGGTTTATGGCATTATATTCATTTAATCCACCAAAGAATAAATTTGACTGGGTTAATAAATGGGTAGAAAGTAAAAAAGGTTTAAAAGATTATATTATACATCATAGTGACTACAGAACTGTACCGGAGCAATGGGTAGGAAAAATAGCAATACAAGAGGCAGAAAACTTAAAACAAAATGATGAAAAGAGATATAGGTGGATTTATCTAGGAGAAGTAATAGGACTAGAAGGACTTATATATAATCCAGATTTAATAGAATATGTTCCAGAAGATTATATTGAAAAAAATAAAATAAGAATGCTATATATAGATTTTGCAATAGATAGTGGACATCAAACATCAGCAACTGCGGTAGGATGTTATGGATTAGGTAGTGACGGATATTGGTATTTATTAGATACATATTATTACAGTACACATGAAAAGACTATAAAAAAAGCACCAAGTGAACTAAGCAAAGATATATTTGATTTTGAAATAGCAATGATAAAGAAATATCATACTACTATGGATAAAGAAACAATTGATAGTGCTGAGGGAGCATTAAGAAATCAATTTTTTAAGGATTATGGTAGAAGATTGCATCCAGTAGACAAAGGCACAAATAAAGAACAATTGATAGAATATTCACAAGACTTTTTATCAAGGAAAAGATTTAGAGTAATAAATAATAACAATAATAAAATATTTAAAAAAGAAAATGAAAATTATATGTGGGTAAAAGATAGTGTTGAAAAAGGAAAGCCAACTCCAGATAAAACGGAGAAGGCTTTTTTAAGTAGTGAAAAATATTATAACTCATACACAAGAGATTATGCATATAGTTATGGAGACCATACACAAGATAATTTTCAATATTGGATAAAAGATAATTTACAAAAATTAAACTTAAAATTGTAGGAGGTAGAAATGAAACTGTACGAAAATATAGCAAGTGTATTAGGGAAAAAAGGAATAAATTTAGTTGTAGGTTCAATATATGATTTTCAAGAAATATGGAAATCTTGGTATAGAGGAAATGTGAATGATTTTCATTTCTACAATTCAAGAGTGAACGGAAAAGATGTTAAATGTGAACGAAAAACAATGAATATGCCTAAAAAAATATGTGAAGATATAGCTAAATTATTATGGACAGAAAAAACTAGAATAGAATTAAGCAATAAAAAAGCAACTGAAAAGTTATGGGAAGTTTTAGATAGAAAAGAAAATTCGTTTACAGTTAACTTTCCTATTTTCTTAGAAAAAGCTTTAGCAATTGGAACAGGTGTATTAATTGAATATCAAAATGAAGAAAAAAGAACAATAATAGATTATTTAGACGGAACAGTAGTTATTCCATACAAATATACCAATTCTTATATACAAGGACTTATAACAATAAGTAGGTTTGTTGAAGAAAAAGGAAATAAAAAAACATATTTTACACATATAACTTATCATGAATACGAAAATGGTGTTTACAGAAGATTAAATGAATTATATAAGTCAAAAATAGAAACTGAATTAGGAAAAGAAGAGAATTTTAATGAGAAATTTCCTAATATAAAAGAGTTGGAAGAAATAGAAACAGAGGTGCCAAGATTTCAAGTATTTAAACCAAATCTAGCAAATAATTTTGATATGGATAGTCCTATGGGAATATCTGTATTAGCTAATAGTATTGATAGATTTAAAGCAATAGACATGAAATATGATAGCTTTTATAGAGAGTTTAAATTAGGTAAAAAAAGAATATTAATAGATCCAACAGCAATGAAAGCTCAAATGGTACCTGACAACGATGGAACACCGCGTTTAGTACAATATTTTGATACGGAAGATGAAGCTTATGTGGGTATAAATGGAATGGAAGGACAACCTGTAAAAGATATAGATTTCTCTTTAAGAACACAAGAACATATTGATGCTATTAATACTGAATTAAATTGGTTAAGTTCAAATGTTGGATTAGGTGGAAATTACTATAAATTTGACGGTAAATCTACTAAAACAGCTACAGAAGTTATAAGCGAAAATTCTGATGCATTTAGAACTAAAGTACATTATGACATTATAACAAATGATGTAATATATGATTTAGTAAAAGTAATATGTGAAATGGAAGGAATAAAAACAAATAAAATAACT